AAATTTAACTTTAACTGCTAAAAATATATACTTAAATAATAAATCTAATATTATTTCACAAATTATTGATTCCAAATTCAAATGTAAATATTTAATATCAAAAAATAATATTTTAATTCCTTGTGCCAACAGTGGTACAATACCATATATTAATATAAATGATGATATGAATGTAGCTAAATTTATTACAGGTTTAGATAAAACTGTTAAAGAGATACACGATATTCTGAAGGTGTATCCATCTGGACTATTTTATAAAAAAAAAGATGGTTCTAAATTTATTGTAGATGGTTTAATGTATAGTCGACAAATTAATATACCAATTACTGAAATAAAAATGTCAGATGATGATATTAAAAAATTTAGTAAAAAGATTGGTTTAAAAGAAACTAGTTTAGAAAGACATAATCAATATGACGAAATAGATAAATTACTATTAAATAAACTAGATGAAGAAGATAAAAAAGGATTAATGGATGTTAATATGGATATTTATAAAAATGATGGATATAAGCAATTTAAATTAGAATTAAGTAATTTTTTACTTCAAAATGACGAAATACTTAATAAATTAAATGATTATTATTATTCTAAGAAAATTTATGATGATAAAAGCTACTCTATTAAAAAATTATTTTATAAAATTGTTAATAAAGATTTAATTAAGTTTTTAAATAAAGTTAAAAATATTGAAGATAATGAAATGATTGGTGGTGGTTTAGATGATTTAGTGTATACAATTAAAAATAAACCAAATTTGAATGACTATACTACAAAAAATATAATTGAAACATGTGATCTTAATAATAATGAAAATACATGTAATAAAAATAAATTATGTACATTTAAAAATAATGATTGTAAAATGGGATTAACCAAGGATTTTATTATCGAGTATGTTAATAAATTAGTAGATGAAATACTTGGCGATGAATATAAATATTTTGAATTAATTAATAAAGATAAATATTTTATAAGTGATGTTAATGATTACACTAATTTTACAAATAGAAATAAACAAAAAATTATTAAAAGCAATAGTTTAAATGTTGATAAAGTTTTATCTCAGATTTATGGTGAAGAAAATGTTCCAATTTTAGGGAAAAAAAGATTTAAGAAATTAAATGATAATATTATTGAACATCCCGCAGAAGAATTTAAAAATAAAATTTTACAATTAGTTGATTTTAATAATGGTATATACAGAGCAATCGCAAATGGTTATTATTGGCTTGAAAATAAACTTATGGATAACGAATTACGTAATCTAGGTTATTATAGTAATTTACAAACTGATATTACAAATTATATTAAATCTCTAATTATTGATTATTTAAGAAATCAAGGTAATCGTAATAGCTTAATTGATTATTTTAATACAATTAAAGTTGATATAAAAAATAATATTTATAATTATAAAGATATAATAAATAAAAATACTGAATTATTTGATGAATTTATAATAGAATTATATATTATATCTAAAGTTTTAAATATACCAATTGTGATATATGATAACTTTGAAAATATTATAGCTATTTATGATTCTGATATAAAATATAATAAGAAATATAATATTGGTTCAGATAAACATAATGAGAAATATATTGAAAATACTAATAATATTAATATAAAATTAGAATATGTTGTTAAAAATTTAATTGGTAATTTTAAAATTATATTTTATAAGTAAATAATATGAATGATACAAGAAAATTTAGTTTAGGCGGATTTCCACCAATTTTTGAAATTATAACATCTATTAAAAAAAAAGAAAAAGCACCATCTTCAATTTTATCCATTAAAACAATTTTAAGTAAACGTAATTTAATTCAAAATTCAGATAATGATATGAGTACTCAAAAAAGAAATAAAAAGGGGTTAAAAGGTTAAAGAGGTTAAAGAGGGTAAAAAGGTTAAAGGGGGTAAATTTTAGATTTTAAAAATTATATTATATATATATTATATATTATATAAGATATGGATATATTAAAAGACGCATTAATAACATATTATCGAATGATTTACAATTATAATTTAGTATTCAAAGAAAAAAATAATATTAAATTTGAAGATTCTACATCTGATTTTTCTAGATCAAAAGTCATTATAAATAATATTCCTTATGAATATCAAACTCTTGGTAGATTTGACGAATCAACAAATTTTTGGGAATGGGGATGGTCTTTTGAAACTATTAAAAATAGAATATATGATACTCGCGAAATATTTTTATATGCTATAAACATTCATGAAGAAGAAAATAAAATTTTAAAAAATATTTTACTAAATGCAAGAATTAAAATTAAAAATGATATTAATATCGAATTTATTCTTGGGTTGTCATTATTATATCTAAGTACCTTTAATTATAATTTAATCTATAAAGTTACAGAATCTGATACTATTTCAAAATATATTATTCTTCGAAAAAAATAAAACTGGGTAAACTGGTAGACAGGGGTTATATAAGTTCCTCTTGCTTGAATTCCATGTATTTATAATTTCCAGGAAATATCTTAGTTAATGATACAGGATCACCGTCAAACAATTGTTTTTTTATATCATATAACGGTACTTTAAATTGATCAACTGCTGTTGATTTTATAGCATAATATTCATATTGTGTTGAACCCGGCCATTTCTGTCTTCCAAATAATTTTAATACATTATTTGAATCACCACTATCTACCAAATATCCTGTATTTTGATATGTATCATAGCTCCCTCTTGTTGGAAGTCCAATATATTTATTTTTTAATAATGGTAAAGTCATATCTATTGTTGGACGTTCTGTTCTTTTTTCAGGCGCAATTAATGGATTTGATATTACTCCTAAATCTCTTTGTCTAATTAATTCGTAATCTGTTATACCATTGTTTGGTATCTGAGGATATTGTATTGGTTGGGTAACGGATGGTGGTTGTTGATTTATTTTTGGTTTAGTAAAATCATATTTATCATAATCACTATTTAGTTTATCATATTCATCTGGTGTTTTTGTAACTGGAGTACTTCTGGTTAAATATTGTCCAGGATAAGTATTAAAATCTGGTATATCATAATTTATATTGAATAATTTTTCTAATATCTTTCGTTTTGGGTGTATAAATATATCTAATAGATAATTACCAATTACGATTAAAATAACTAAATATAAAAAATGATATACTGAAAATTCAAAACAGACCTTGTTTATACAAATTTGATTCATATAGTATAGTATAAAAAAGATTTATAGATTTAGAAATCGGGAATTTTTTATTTTTAAAATATTATGAAAGAAATTATTCATATAGTTGGTCTTAATAATGATTATAAAGCAGATTTTATTAATAAATTATTAAGTATTAATCCCAATTATAATATCATTGATATTGATAGTATTACACAAATTATATCTAATGAACCAAAATATAAAAAATTATATGATGAATATGATAAAATAAAATCTGATAAAGTTAAAGCAAAACCAATTATTAATAATGTTAATGATCTATGGGCGAAAGAATTACAATTAAGATTAAATAAATTATTAGCTGGAACTGAAAAAGATTCTATTCTAATTGGTTTAACTACTTCAGTCATTAATAACGGTGTTCCAAAGATTTACATCAATCTACCAACTAATTATAAATTTATAATTGATATCGATTTAATTGATAATGCTAAACAAATTATAAAAAATAATTTAAAAGAATATAAACATGACATCATAAATGGTAAGTTTCCACTTGATTATCTTAGTTTAGATTTTTTAATTAAAAGAAGAGAACAATTAAACCAAATATATACAAAAAATTTGTATATAGGTAAGAAAATGGAAGATATTTTAAAATTTTTAAAAGAGCACATTCCTTCATTAGATAAATTAAGAACAAAAAAATTATATTATGCTTCTGATGAAGAGTTTACCAAATATATAAGTAAAAAAAATACAACATTTTTTAATGATGAAGTATCTGCTATTCTTAGTTTACTTAATGTTCCAGATTTAAGTTATAATTCAAAAGATAAAACAATTACTGAACTATCAAAAAATGGTCTTAAGGAACTAGAAAAAGATTGTTATATTTATGAATTTACTGAATTAGATGATGTATTTTTTGATGGTGACAATTACAAAAATAATAAAAAAATTAAAATTAATAAAAGCACTTACATTAATTCTATTTATGAAACACTGAATAATTTTGGTATAAAATTAATTAAATATAAGTTATCACTGACCAGTGTTAATAAATGAAAAGTACCTACATCTCTGCCAGTCTCTCTGCTAACTTCTCCAGTTTATTGTAGAAGTCAAAGGATTCCGGAGATTTGGTGTATAGGTAGTAGAACATCATCTTTTCAATCTGTGATGTTCGATCCAACATGATTGTATATGTAGCCGAAAAAGCATACAATACCAATCGAGCACAGTCTTCACGATTATCCGCGTAAATTCCGTCAAATAATGGCAACACGTACAACAAATCGAGATCATCACTAGTTGATTCATTTTTGGAAGATCGCTCCGCAGCATCCAAAAACTTTTTAACATCATCGATCATCGCTGGCAGAATTGTAGCATCTTTAACACATTCTGGCCGAGATCCAATCGAATTTGTCAAAAAGTTAGCCAAACGTTCCTCATACGTTTCACCTTCATTCAAAGGTTCTGTTGCCAAACTCAATGCTGCTACCGTGTTTCCAGTCGCACGTGACGGACCAAACAATGCCCCAACAGTTTCTTTCTCCGCCATCACTCGTTTACAGAAGTCTGTTGAATCACTCTTACGGTATCCCGCCTGACTGAGACAGTTCAGGAATTCACTTAATGGCCGATGAGCATCAGTACACGCACCAAAGATTGTCAGCGAACCAAAACAACCATGTTTCTTCATAGCAACTAGGCTCAGAAATGTCTCAATTGCGTCACGAGCATCTTTAAATTGCTTCGCTGTCCACAAAACATCTCCACCCGTGTCAAACATATCAATCGTCATACCATTCTCAGCAGCAGCTTTAATGATTTTTTCAATTGATTTAAAAGCACGAACTATATCGTCTTCTTTCTCTAAGTCAATTGTGTTGGTTGAGTAAATACGAAACATCTTCGTACGGAATGCCAAGAAAGCATTTAGCTCCTCAACCAACGTCATGTATCTTGCTTTTGGCTCCTTTAGAATATCCACTCCTGGAAATAAATCTCCAAAAATAGAATTCAATTGATCTCTTACTACCACGTCACTACCGTCAACCACTTCAACATCATCATCAATCTTTTTCAAGAATGATGAATATGCATCTTTGATTGCTTGGTCTGATGGAGGAGCTTTGCCAGCTTTGGTATACATCGATCTGATCTGGGCAATTACTTTCAAAAAATCATAATGAGGAATTATAATCCCAATCATTTCATCTTTAAAAGCAGCAGCTAGTGTTGCGGAATCACCACCACCACCAACACCAAATTTTAAAGACGTACATCCACCTGCTCGTAGATTAGCCATTATTTCACTCAAGGTACCACTCGAATTACCACCACTCGCACCGCCAGCACCGCCACATGATTCAACAGCTACTGAAGCTGCTGAAGCATAGGGTGAATGAGGAGGAGAGGGTCGCTTTGAGGAGGGAGGTAAAGCAATCTCAGATTCTTCATTTGTTATTATTAACGGTTTATCCGTTACGCGCATGTTATTTTCAGACATACAAAACTATCTTAAGGTAACACTTTATTAATATTAAATTCAATTTTTTATGTTAAAACTGTATTATAAATATATATTTATAGTTATAATATGAAGTTTTTAAAATTAAGAATTAATCAAGATGTATTCAAGTTTGATACTCTTGAATTTACAAATGATTTACTATTAACTGATGATTCTAAATTAAGATTAACAGAATATTTAAATTCTTTGGTAGAAATAATTGATGTTAAATCTGATAAAGAATTTATTAGTATCATTTCCGAACAATTAAATATTGATAATAAAATTAATATTGGTAATACAATAGATATTCATACTACTAATAAAAGAATTTATCAAATGTGCTATTTAGAGACTAATATTTTTGGTAAAAAAGGTGAAACTGGTGAAACTGGTGAAACTGGTGATGCGGGAGCTGGTGATGCGGGAGCTGTTGAGGCGGGAGCTGTTGAGGCGGGAGCTGTTGAGGCGGGAGCTGTTGAGGCGGGAGCTGTTGAGGCGGGTGCTGTTGAGGCGGGAGCTGTTGAGGCGGGAGCTGGTGATGCGGGAGCTTTAGAGGAAGTAAATAAGGTTAAGGAAGGTGAGGAAGTAAATAAGGTTAAGGAAGGTGAGGAAGTAGAGGTTAATCCAAATCTAAATTTTCTAGCAACCATCTGTAACATTAAACGGAAACCAATTAATGGTGATGTATTTATCTTTGGTAATTCATTATTAACAACCCAAATTACGGATCCATCAAAGACATTAGAATATATTACTCAAGTAGATATTACGATTGATGATTTAATTGATGTTATATTAAGTAATTATTATTTTACTGGAGTCTGTTTTGAGGGAAGTACATTTAATAAATATTTATTTAATAATAATCTTAAAATTGTGGCACCGTTAACTTTTAAAGATATTACTTTATCAGAATTATCGTTTAAAAGAACTGACATATTAAATTTTACAATAGATTTATTTTATGATAATACTGGATCGAATGCTAAGAGTAAATATAATTCGTCAATCGGATTATTTTATGATATAGTTTTAAATAATCGAATATTTATTGCTCTTAAAAGTGAAACTGAAAAAAGTTATGATTCATTATTTAGTGAATATATTAGTAAATTGATTAGTATTTATAATAAGTTTTTATTTGATGATAAAGAATTAATGATTCCAAAAGAATTAAAATTTTACGATTATCAAAGTAATGATAAATATACAAACAAATATATAATATTCGATAATTTATTTAATAAAATTATTTAGTTATTGATAATGTGTTTAATATTAATAAATAATATGTTAAAATAAAATATATAAGATGAATAAAGACAACGAAATTTCTGAGGATTTTGAAAACCTTGTTGGTGGAAAAAGTGATTCTAACAATGGACCTGCAAATGGAGCTGTAAATGAACAACAAATGTTACAACAACGTATGTTACAACAACAAATGGCTCAGCAACAGGCCCAACAACAAGCTCAGCAAAGAGCACCCCAAGTACAAATTCCACCAGAAGCAGTAAGTGAAAAACCTGTAGCACAAGAGGGTTTTATATCTGGACTAAGTGTTCGTGTTCCAAAACTATCGTCTAAATTATTAACAACTGCTGGTTTATTATTAGCTTTATTTTATTTATTTTCATCTAGTCAATTATCAAGTGTTGTAAGTAATATTCCAAGATTATCAAGTGTAACATCAAATGAGCAAGTTAATTTATTATTAAGAGGCGCTTTATTTGTTGTTGTTTATTTATTGGTTGATCGATTATTATTGTAAAATTATTTACTAGATTTACTTATTTACTAGGTTTACCCGATGGATGAGTATACGACTAGATGAGTAACTACCAAATGATTAACTACCAGATAATTACCCACCAAATAATTACCCGCCAGATAATTACCCACCAAATGAGTATACAGTTAAGCATATATAAAAAATTGATATTCCCATTCCTTCCTAATATACTTCTATTAAGTATATTAATAAGATGAAAGATATTTTCAATATTGTTAAAGTCAGTGACATAGATGACATTGATTGTCGCAAGATAATTAAGAAGTGTTTTGAGAAGCCAACCATGATTAATTATTTTTATCCCCATATTTTTATGAATCGTGATAAAATCAACAAGGAAGAATTAATAAAATTATTTGACGAACATATTTTAGGTATTAAACGTGATAAACATTTAGATCACACAATTCGTAAATACAATATCTTAACTAGTATTCTTGAAAGTTTATTTTTGTGTGTATTTGATATGGATACAATTAAGAATATTCAGAAATTTATTCAATATAATTTTTCAAAAGATAATAACAATATTGTTGAGATTGTGAATCACATTATTGACAACAAAGTATTATCAAATTTAGATCAATTATTAAATGATAAAATAGATAATTCACATGCTGTATTTACCATTGAGAAAGTAATTGAACATATTAAGAAGACATATGTAAATGAGAACTTAGAAAAACAAACCTTGACTCAGCTTAAATTAGTTGGATTAATTCAATCCTATATTTTAAAATTCAAGTTTAATCCATATGTAAATAAGATCATTCATTACAATAAGAAAGACCTAATTAATACATATCTTAAAACATGTGTTATTAATGAATCACATGATTTATATATTGGCAACATAATCGAATGTTATGTAGATCTAAAGAATAACTATTATGATAATCTTGAACTAGCTGATGATTGGAATATATATTTTAGTAAAGTTGGTACTTCATTAAATATTGATGATCCAAAACAAAAAATACTAAAGACACTCCATCGTTTTACTATCTTAAATAAGATTATTACAATTACAAATGAAACAAAAAATGATAAAAATCTAAATGTGTCATATGGTATTAATAACATCATTGAAGCAAATAAATTAAATGGTTTAATTACAAACTGTTATATTAATATGTTAAAAAATAATTGTAGTAATGATAAATTAGTTAGTCTCGAGGTAGTAATTAAATATTTTACAAACTTTAGCACCTTAACCAAGGAACTAATTAAGTTGATTATTCCCAAGCATTTTAGTAAAGAACCAGTTAAGTTTTATATGGAAGCTGTAAATAGACTTAATACTATTACTAATAAGAAATTAGTCGTAATTGATAATATCATTGATGAACAAAAGAAATATCAAGACGATCTTAAAATTACATATGTTGATAATGCTTCCAAAAGTATCTTCAATAAAGATATTGTTTCACTCTATAATATTGATCATAAATATGTTGATGAATCATTAACTAGTTCATCTAGAGTTCTAAAGAATGTTGCTGAACTAGTTGGATATGATACATTTACTAATAAATGGTTTGATAAATATTTTAGTGGTTATAAAAAGGTTACAATTAATGAATATTTAACCAACGGTAAAGTACAAATTAATAATACAATCATTAATACCAATCTAATCCTATTAAATGTATTGTTCCTATTTAATAATCCATATTCCACTATTTCTAGCACTCTATTAGAAGAACACATTGATAGAGACATCATCAATGATGTGATATATACTCTTGAATATCACAAATTAATTATTAATAATAAACAAAATTTTATTCTTAATTCATCATTGTTTAGTATCAAGCAGGAATTAAAGATTGATTTAATTAAGAAGGTCGAAGTTAAGGAGGCGGAAGTTAAGATAGACACGGTTAATCTTACCAGTGAACTAATAGAATGTTATATTCTGAAAGCAATTAAACCTGCTAAAGTTCATAAGGATTCTATTTATGATATTGTTGCTGCTAAATGTAAGGTTGAGAAAGATTTATTTGAGAAATGTATGAAGAGATTATTTGATTTGGATTATTATACTATTGAAGAAGATCACCTGATATACGTACCTTAAAAAATTGATAATTCCTTATTTTATTTAGATATTCTATTATTATATATATATTAAGATGTCTAAGGTATCAAATACATTATATGGCAATAAAAATTTATTCGTGGAGGGGCAGCTTAAAAACATTGATAGTATGACTACTGATGAATTAGTACACCAATTCAAGTTTATGTACATTATTTGTTTTTCAGATGAGTTCTTTGACAATGAATATTTTGACAACATCTCTATTTTTGAACCAATTTTATCCGAACGCAAATTAGATAACTATTACAAAAATATTTGCGTCTTAAAAGCTCCATTTTCAATCCTTAATAATGATATCTTAAAGAATTCAATCACTTTATTAACCAATGATGTTGTCGGTTTGCTGGAACACAAGCCCAAGGATGAATACGGGGCACATGTATTGGTTGTTCCAATTTTTACTATTTCCAAAACAGATATCAAATTATATCTTTCTCAATTTAAAAATTGCCTCCTAGAAGATTATTTCAAGATTAAGTTCCTCAACTATTATTTTGGAAATATTAAGAAAATTAAAGATACCAGTTACATGATTGAAAATTGTGATGAGTCAACTTATTGGACTCATGATTATAACTGTAAGTTAAATATTAGTCTACCCTTTATGAATCGTAATTTTAATTTCTTTGATCTAACCAATATTGTTGATAAAAAATTAGTTGATATTATTGAAAATGTAAGGTGTCTTCCTGAAGATGGTGGTGACTATTTAAGTCATATGTTTAGAAAGCAGAACTTTGTAGATGCTTCTAATGCCATCAAGCGTAATGGATATTTAATATACAAGATGTCTGATAAGAAAGAACTACCAAATTTTAAGGAAGTAATTCAAAAGTTACATCTAGAAAATGCTCATGAGGAGTTATGTTCCCTCTTAGTGAATATGTTAATCTCCAAGGAATATTGTCATTTAGTCCTAAACAATGAAGCCATTTTAAACATATTTATTAAGTTATCTAATTCCTATTTTAATGAAGGACAAATACGTAAGATGTATGGTTATGCTTGGCTTTCCATGTATTTGGAAGAAACTATTAAAAGAAGTTATATTGATGTAAATGATCGATTCGTTTTTAATTGTGATGTTGCTTCCAAATTACCGATCTTTAATTTCTCTCTAGCAAAGCTTAAGGATAGCCCTTACCTACCAATTTTAATTAATGATAAGTTATACGCAGACCTAAATGTCTATGGTATTGATACTTATAATTTTAGTAATTATGAAGGATTATCAGGTATTGATAAAGAATTAGTTAAAAATAAATATGGTGTGGCAACTATTGAAACATTTAAGAAGAGAATGAATGTATTCCTGAGTGGGGATAAAGGATTTGATGTATTTAAGTATGCTAATTTTAAAAACATAGCGGTATCAGGTAGTATAATTTCCGCATGCTTACCAAATTTTAATCCATTGATTTTAAATGTTGGTTGTACTTTCGAAGCATTTGTAGATGAATATTTTAGTAGTGCTGATTTAGACATTATCTGTAATCTGTCAAATACATTCGAATTTATCAATTATGCTTATGAATTAAATGAATCCTTTGATAAGGCAATTAAGGAAATTTCAGTTGATAATATGTCACGAATTGATTCTGTGAAGGCAGCAAACATTCATATTAATAATAATAAATTACAAGAGATTATTGATTTACTCAAGTTAGATTGTACCAAAGAAAACTTTCATCTTAAAATTAATGAAAATAAACCAAAGTTATATCAATTATATCTAAATAAGAAGATTAGTGATCATAAATTATACTATGAAACCGATCCTGATAAGTTTAAGGATCCCAAATATAATTCATTTTTTAATATTCTAGGTGTCGAGAATGTTAATATTTATGTAAAGAATTTTGTAGATCTTGATGACGATTTAGCTCCATCTGCTTACATGGTAACTGAAAATCTGAAGTTCAAATATAAGATTACCGGTATCAAGAGAACTTTTGAAATCTTCCAAATTAAATATCCAAATTTCTTTTCAACAGTTCATAAATTTCACTTACCTTGT